CCTCGTTATTATACCTGGGGTGCGATCCGCCTGCGTTGGATCCAGCTCGACGGGAGAACCAAGGGCTGGTCGTGACGCCTTTTAGGAACGGTGATTTAGCCATGAAGGCTCCTTTAGGGGTTTAATACGTAGAAAAGTGCCCCAGCCTACCTTGCACTCTTATTGTCGAGTGAGTAGACTGGGGCACGGAGAACGAGGGGAGTTCGATCTGCAGGAAGGACTCTACCTCTCGCTCCGGGTCTTAGCTTAGTCCCATCTCTCTAAGGACTGCTGCGATCTTGGCCTGCTTCTCATTCGCTTCCGCATTGATGCGGTCCTGCGTACGTCTCAGAGCGAGGTGTCCTTCATAGTCGGACAGAGGCTTGGATCGGGTATTGCGGAGGACCTGCAGCTCGCGGGATGCGGCTCGCAGGTCATCCAGGTGTTTGGATACTTCCGAGACCTTGGTCTGGAGTACAGAGACACCCTGTCGGTAATCGTAACCCTTCTGGCCGGGGAGCAGGCCGTCAATCTCAGGCGCTCCGGGCACGGGGTTGAGGTATTCCTCAAGCTCAGGCGTTACTGCCTTCGGGGTCGCCGCCTTCTTGGCCTTGGAGGCCTTCGGGGTGGGCGCAGATTCGTTGGTGGTTCCGAGGATCTTATCAAAGTCGGTCATCATTGACTCCTTTGCTCACTGGGCAACATTGCCAAGTGTAGGGGTAGAACAAGTAGAACAGGGGGCCCCGTGAGGAGCCCCCTGATCTTTAGTGCTTGATGCAACTAACGGTCTTACCCGTTGGTTACGAGAACTGCGAAGGGAACATTCTTCCGCTCGAAGGTCATGGCGTACGCGTCAGACGCGGTCAGCTCGACGTTAGTCGGGGACTGCGCTGCTGCTACTGCGGAGTTCACGGTGAATCCTGCGGGATGCAGAACGTACTCGCGTCGGGAGGTCAGAACTTCCTGGCCTCCGCCGTTGCCTGCGAGAGCTTCGCGGGAAACTTCAGCCGCCACGCGGGGGGACCCGGTGCCGTACTGGAATGCGCCAGTGCCGTAGGCAATGGTGAAGTACTGGTTTCGAGCTGCGAGGGAGTTGTCGGTGTCCGTGGTGATGGACAAGCCGTCGTCCACGATCAGGCTCTTGCCCATGTAAGTTCCGAAGCCTACGTTGCCTTCAGAGTTGGACACGAAGTCGATGAGGTTCAGCTTCTGCATTGCGGTGTGCACTGCGGAGTGAACTGCGATTGCAGAGATGTTCTGCTTGTGATCGCCCATCAGCTGGAAGGTGTCGAGCAGAGCGTTCGCGGAGAACAAGTTCCCGGCTGCGGCGTCTACGGTGTTGGCGGCGGAGATGTCGTTGACCAAGGAAGCGTTACCGGCTACGAGGCCTTCGATTACTGCGTTCAACTGGAGCTGGTCCTGTCGTACCCAGTACTGAGCTACCCGACCGGCGATTGCGGACATTGCGTCCGGGCCTGCGAGCTGAGAAGCCAAGTCCATTGCGGACCAGGACTGGTTGCGGTTGTTGCGGATTGCAACGGTGCGGCCAGTGGTGATGTTCAGCGGCGTGGAGTCGTTACCAGCTGCTGCGTTGCCCGGGCGGATGTTGTCAGAACCGGCGTCGCCAGAGATGTTGGCGAGGGTGTCGGACAGGTCATTCCAATGGGGCATGTCGATGAAGGTACCACCGCCAGCGAGGAAGCTGGAGAGGGCGGGGGAGGATGCTACTACGCCGGTCTTTACGAGCAAAGACAGGTTGGTGGAGAGAAGCTGAACGTAGGGTGCGAATACTTCGGGCACTACCACGTCACTGATTTGAGTCTGGGCCATGATTATGGACCTTTCTTATTCAGAGTGCATTGCAAAATGCAGTGCGGGTTTGTTGGTACACTTGCTGGGGCGTGGCGAATGCCGGAACTTTTCCGACACCTTACATACGGGGGCCCCGAAGGACCCCCGAAATCCACTTCTCACACCATGGGTCTTAGAGACCGAAACCGGCCGGATCAACGCCTGCAGCCTTCGCCATAGTTCTGGCGCGGGCCGGGTCAGCCTTGACAACTTTACCAATGTCTGTGAGATTGAAACTGTCCGCCGAGAAGGGGTTAGTCCCTACTGACGGGGCGTTGCCTGGAGCGGAACCGGTTGCGCCAGCACCCTGATTTGCAGGGAACCAATGCGAGCGTCGTCCGCTTGCTTGCAGCTCAGCGAGTACTTCGCTGAAGGGGAGGCCCGGCTCGAAGCCAACGCCGTCCCGGGTTACAACCTGACCTTGCGAGTCAACTGTCATGATGCGCTCGGCGAAGGGGACAATGTCCTCTTTCGCGGAGTCAACGATTGACAGTGCATGCTTGCCAGTTAGTGAAGAGTCTACCGCGTCACGAATGTTACGCTGTGCCGCTGCGCCTTCGTGCAGCTGGATGGCTGCGGCGTGCGCGTCACGCTCGTTGCGGATGCCAGCGAGTTCTCGCTCCATCGCACGAGTCTGCCGAGAGGCCATGGTGTTGGCCCGCTCTTCGACCTGCTCGTTGGTCAGGCCCTGGGGCGCGACGTCGAGCTGGTGTCTGAGGTCTTCCTGTGCGTCACGCATACCCTGGACATCGTCCGAGGACAAGTCGCCTACCCAGCCGTACTGGGCCTTGGTGGACTTGTGTGCGTTGCGCTCATTCGACAGTGCGGTGGACAGTCGGTCAACGTCTCCGGCGGTCTTGATGCCTTCGATGCCGCTGAGTTCAAACTGGCCGTTCCGCTCGGTGTAGAGGCTTGCGTATTCGGTGGGGATTTCTTCAGCATTGTCATAGATTGCTTTCAACATCTTGTTCTCCTCATGGATTGGGCAACATTGCCCGGATGTCGTCTACCGAGAGGCTTACGCCTCGTCGGCTTCTTCGTCGTTCTCTTCCTCCTCGGTAACCGGCGCTACGGGAGCCACTGGTGCGGGGGGTGTGGAGTCCACGGGCGCGCCGCCCATGATGGTCTTGATGATTGCTGCGTCCTCTTTGATGAGGTTCAGCTCCTCTTCAAACGTCTTCTGAGTGAATTCGTTTTTACTCGCCCACTCGTGAATCGAGCTGAGGGAGATGGGGAGTCCTGCGTTGCGTGCCTCGATCAGCTTCAAAGCCATCTCGGGGTTCGCGGCGTCCTCAACAAAATCAGTGTTGGGGGACACGCGCACTTCGCTCGGATCAGCACCGACCCACTGGGCCATCTGCTTGAGCGCTGATTCCAGACCGGCCGCACTGGAGAGTGCGATGGCGTGGAGGGTAGTGGTCTTTGCCGCTACGCGGACCCGGAGAGCTTCTCCAGATTCCGCCTGCGATGCCGTGTTCTCAAGGAGCCTTGAGCCCATGCTGATCGCGCGGTTGTAGTCGTCTTCCAAGGCTCGCCGCTGCTCGGGGAGACCGTCGGAGGAGATCCCGATGAATTTGGCGTCGCCACCTTCAGCAAGATCGATCTTGGCACCAGCCCCGATTCGGAGCGGCTCGTCTTCGTCCAGATCAGTACCCGGAGCATCTCCGATCATTACGAGGGTGTCTTGCCCAAGCATGTGGAGTGTCTGTCGGAAGTCTGCTTCGCCACGGTAGAGCGCGATAGCAGAGTTACTGAGCCCGAGGAGGGGGATGGGGCCGGGAGTTGCGGTGAGGTCGTTGGCACCGATGAACGTGAAGGGAACAAAGTCGAGGCCCCTTCCTGCAAAGGTGGGGACAACTTCGGGGGATAATTGGCCTTCCTGCTCAATCGCCGTGGCGTACTGTCCTGCATCGTTCAAGTACATCGCACGGAAAAGTTCTTGGACGCTCCAGTCAAACTGGTTCACGCCTTCGTTCCCGCGTACCCACGCATCCTCAGAGGCAACAACGAAGGACAGAACGTCCCGGTCATTCTCTGCGGCGCGGTTGTCGTCCCAATTAATCAGGGACTCTGCGGAGTAGGTTACGAGGTGGGGCAAGTCTGCCCCGTCAGCGATGTCTACCATCAGGCCGATGCGGCCGTAGGTCAACTGTGCTTCGTGGATTCGCCGGATGAGCTGCTCAAGAGACTCGCCCTTACGGGTTGCGTTCTCAAGGATAGGATCCAGGCGGGAGGGGAGCGTGATGTCATACGCTTCCCGGTTCAGGATGCCAACGAAGGTGCTGATCGCCTCACGGACGATGTCCGGATAGATCGCTCGCTGGAGGTAGGACATGTAGGAGGACCATCCGGGCTCTTGGCCTTGGAGGGCTCCATCAATTACTTGGGAGGCCGTGGGGGAGAGGTAGAGTTCCCGGGCGCGCAGTCTCGCTGCTGACGCCAATCATTAGTCATAGCATCATACTCAGGGTGGGTGGATTCGAATCCCATGTCAGGGTCTCCTACTCTCTAAAAAGTTTTCCCAGTCATCGTGCCCGGGCCATACTCGATCCCGCTTGCTGCCATTGCAGGGGGCGCAGATCGGTTTAAAGTTGTGGTTGCTGTGGAATCCGCCGCG